ATCCATCACCGTTGTTGCTCCCGGCAATAATGTCAGGGTGATTTCCGACTGCTTCTATCAGGTCGATGTTTCGCGTTGGTTTGAATGTAATCATCAGTCAATCAGCCCATGTAATCTAAGTGCTGTTTCAAGCGCCAGAATACGCTGCCGCGCCTGCTGCAAACCTGTAGCGAGAGCTGCGACTTCGGATTGTGTGTACGTAGTGCCGACCGTGTATGACTGGTTAGCGTTGAATGAGCCAAGAAGTGGCGTACCTGTGGCTGCAGTCCATCCGGTATTTCTTGCTCCAACAACCTGAATTCCATCAACTGAATATGATGTTTTTACATCCAGCGGTGACTCAAGAGACTGCAATTCGGTTACGGTTTTCGATACGTAATCACTCTTAATGCCAGAGACATCGTTTTCTACGTCATCCAGTCTTTGGTCAACAGTGACCAGATGCGCCTGAATATCGATAACCTCATCCAGCAAGTAATCAACATCGCTACGCAGTACGACTATCTTCCCTTCGGCGGTTGTTAACCTGACCTCAAGGAGATTTATCGCTTTTGTGTTTGCGGTGATTCTTGCGTCGTGATCAGCCAGTTCGACGTCCTGTTCATCGTTTTTTACCTGGGCATCGTAAGCGCCCTGACCAGCCTGATTTGCCTTCCCGGCAATTGCGCCGACATCAGCTCCCTGATTTATGACATACAGCAGGTAAGACTGGCTGAATATATTGCGTGGCAAAATTGAAGCATCGAGGCGCGTAGCCTGAACCACGACAGGATCATTCAGTGATGAATCAACCATTACTCAATCCTCTGCCTTGCAAACTCTCCAAAATTTTCTGCTCTTGCCATCATTGATGCTGAGATAGCTTCGTCCAGGTCATCGAAGCATCCAACGTGAACCTGTTTTTTATTTTTCTTGAAAGAAACAGTCCACTTGCAGAGATTTTTGTGCCAACAGACACCAGGATATCCTGACTTATTATTTCTTTGAATATTCCTGTTCATCCCATTCTGGGATCTATTTGCCAATCTTAAATTTGAAAATCTGTTATCCGTTCTGTCTCCGTTAATATGATCTATTAAGCAATTTGCAGGTTTTCCTGTCATATAAAACCAAGCAAGCCTATGCGCTAAGTATCTCTTACCACAGACCATTATCCTTAAATAACCAGTGCACATGGTTCCCGCTTCATCACCAACGGTGACGCTCGCTGTATTTGATATTTTTCGGGTAAAAACCCCGGTTTCTGGGTCATATGATAAATGACGCTTCAACTCTTCATGTGAAATCATTATTACTCCAGCCTAATAGAGCAGCCTGAGAGAGTGACTGGTGACTTCGTAATAACGCGCAATTTGAAGCCGACATTTTTCCTGATGCGTCCGACACGCTTCCACAAAACGCGTTTGTCGTAAACGAACGGTTCATTCTGCTCAATCATCTGCTCACGTCCGTAATTGATGCCGTCAGTGGTTGCAGAGAGAAAAAGGCGGTCAGCATACTGCGCAACGCCAGTTGACGACTCAACTTCAAGGTCGAAAACTCTGGCGTTATCCGCTTTGAACAACGGAGTAAACAGCAGGTGCTCCTGCTGCTTGTCGTACTGGCTGCTGATATCGAATTGCAGTTTCCCGGTCACGGATTCCAGCTTATCGCCGCACGTTATCTGATTGCCTTCGTAAATGAAGTCGATAGCGCGGTACACATCGTCATACAGGCCTGTTTTCAGTACACACCATTGCGGACCATTGGCGCTTGAAGATGCGTCGTACACCAGAACATGGCGCGGAAGATGGATAATCAGCAACTCATGCGCATCAAACCGCAGCGATTCCATCACGCCATCAGCCAGTTCATCAGCAGTGTAGGAGCGAAGAATTTTCTCAATGCTCGCGCTGGCGATTGGTGACACCTGACCGGAGCCGATGATATACACAGACGGCGCACCTGTTGCCGGATTGCTGATGAATGCATACGAATCAGCAAACGGCGTTTTGCAGTAAGTCCCGGCAATACCTTTCTGCACCATCAGCGATGGCTGTGCGACATACAAAGCGGCACCAACAGTGGTTGCACCAGTCAGGGAGAAATATTCAATCGTCGATGAACCAAAGCAGACGATGAAGTCTCGCCATGTGCCGATGCCGATGATGCCGTCCGGCTGCGATTCTGCGCGATATTGTGCGCTGTAACGGTCAGGATGCGATTCGTCTTCAAGGTCAGTGATAAACCATGAATCAGTTCCGTCTTTTGACCACGCATAACGCCCACGTAAGCGCGTAATGTCGCGGACTGAGCCTAACTCATACTGAGTGAATCCGCTGTCTGTAGGCCAGTTTGAGACGGTTTTGACCGCGCCATCATAACGATACTCGACCAGTTGACCATTAACGCCTACCGCCTGTGATGTCCGCCCATGCGCCATTGATACGCGACCACTTCCGGCAACATCACCGACTTCGCTTTCGCCCTTATACAGCTTGCCACCACACACGCGATAAACAGCATTCTGCGCCATGTTGTACTCGACGCCTCGAGATACACCGTTCACATCAGAACGTTTGGCAATGCCCGGGAATGAGCGAAGATATCCGCTGCTGTTCAGGATTTCTTTGGGTGTAGCCAACATATTCGCTGGCAGATAGTCGATATAGTCGGCGTTTCGAAAGTCTTTGCCGACACCTTTCATAAGCGGAAGTTGCTGAATCGGCATTTATTCACCTCACGTACTCGGATCATCTTTCTCGATGTAAAACCGATTCCACGTAAACGCGCTTTTGTTACCACTACCGCGAGGCATGTCATTTCGCCGCTCAAGTGGTGGTATTTTGGTTAAAGCGATGCAGATTGTCTGATATGCACTGTCAGCAGCGGTAAGGAGAGCGTCTGACGGCTGAATGACGTTATCCATGCACACTTGCACAGCGAGTTTCAAAGCGACGCCATCATTTGCCCATGCAGGGATACCTGAATCATCGTCAGGTAACGGCATGATGCCGTTTTCTGTATCAGCAAACTGATACCCAAGCTCGATACCTTTCGCCTGCCATGCTGCCATCATGTCTTCGAGGTCATTAATGGCATCTTCAATTGCCTGAGGGTCAGCATCTGTCAACGTGGCATTGGAATACAGCCCGGCTTTTCGTAAAGCCTTAAGAACGAGATCACCCTTCGTTTTCGCCATCTTCTTCCGCCTTAGCCACTTTATGCTTCGTTGCGGTTTCTTCAGGAGTTTTTACCCAGCCTTTTTTCAGGTGAGATTTAACTTCTTCGTCATCAACAATGATGTAATCGACAGCAAACTGACCACAGGTGATCATGTTGCCCGGCTTATAGAGCATTGTTCGTGCCATTGTCTTCTCCCAATAAAAATGGGGCCGAAGCCCCACCAAAATTACTGCCCGGCAATAACGATGCCCGTATATTCAGGAACAAGTACAGAGCAACCGTACAGAGTGGTGAAACGAGCAGTGGTTACGCCTTTGATGTGGTCGAAGGCGTAAGACATGATCAGCGTAGCGCCCTGCTCGGTGGTTGCTGTCATTACCTGTGGACCCTGACCAGTCGGGAATGCCAGTTTGCCGTACATCAGTTCAACAGAACCATCAGCCCAGAATAGGTTAGCCGGTGCTGCGTTCTTGTTGAGAATGGTGATTGCTGCTGATTCTGCCGGTTTGGCATCGACGTTTGCATATGGACGACTCGCAACATCAGTATTTTCAACAGGGAGAATCTTTGGAGAAATTGTTACGGTAGTTCCGCTAACAGCCAGAACACGGAATACCTGCGGTTGCCCGGTGGTATCTTTTGTGATCTGGTGTACGGAATTCACACCGGCAATGGTGAACGCATCACCAACCTGCAAGCCAGATGCAGATACCGTAATAGTCCCCTGTCGGTTATCAACTGGCATACCATTTGAATCTTTCGCTTCAACCTTGTGTTCAGGTTGGCCTGATACTGTCAAGGATTCAGTGCTTCCTTTCGGTAATCGACCAGAAATATCGGTCTTGTAGCTATCAAAGGACGCAACAGGAGGGATCTGCGCTTTTTCGTATGCTGTCAGGGTTGCGCCCTGAGCATAGGCACGGTGACCAAGCTCGCCAGCAAGGTCTTTGTAGTTGAAGGGGTTCCAGAAAGAGCGACGGTTGATACCCTGCGGTACACCTATCGCCGTCATGGTGGCATCAATACCTGCCGCACAGTTCCACAAATCACGGCCCTGTGAACCAGTGGTTGAGTCAGCCATTGTGATCACGTTAGTAGCACGCTGCGTGACCATGGAAATCAGGTCAGAGTCAATCTGTGCAGCAAGGCGCATACCTGCGGCGCGACCAGCTTCAGTTTTATGTTCCGGGTCACGCATTTCACGCGCATCCAGAGTGTACAGAATGTTTTTCGGCTCCTTGAACACAGAAGGAACAAGGCGCTGAACCAGTGCTGTAGGCGTTTTGCTGCTGAGATCGAGGCCTTCCTCAATGTTCATGTGGTAATGCTGCGGACGATACAGAACATCACCTGCTCGCTGCATTGCTGTATCACCGGGACGGAATTTTTTAGCGTTACGGGAAACTACGCAGGCGGCCTCAAAGCCTTCAACGTAGTTTTCGAACATGATTTCAAGGTCTTTTGCTAATTGGTTAGCCATGCTTAATGCTCCGATAGGTTATTTTTTTGCCTTTTTAGCGGCGAAATACGGCGTCCAGTCACCAGTTTCCAGCGCCTTGGCTTTCAATTTGTCGAGGTTGTTGATTACTGCGCCGTTGCTCCCCTTAACTGTCGGGGTTGTGGCTGCCGTGGTTTTTGCTTTTGGCATGATTCTGGCCTTCGATTCGATACGTTCCAGCAGACGACCAATTGCTACGGGGTTGGTAGCTTCTGCCAGTTGCTTGCGCAGTTCAGCGTTGCGACCGAGTGCCAGAACAACGATTTCCGGCTTCTCTGACTCAAACAGGATCGCGTTTTGTGTCTCGATGGGGACTTCCTCGAGTACGGCCTGTTCTGCTTCCTGATAGCCAGGAACCTTGAGAGCCTTAACACGTTGCTGATATTTGGATAATCGCTCTTGATAGGCAGCCTGAAGCTCCTGCTCCTTCTGCTTGCGAGCCATCTCCTGTTGCTGGTACTTGCCGTTATCCTCTGCCCACTTAGCCATGCGTTGCTGGTAGATTTCTTCATCGAAACCGATGTCCTCATCGTCCAGTTTTGGCATTCGCGGTGGTTGAGTGATTACCGGCTGCTGCTCGACGGGTTTCTGAGACTGACGCATCAGCTCTTTCAGCTCGCGGTCTTTCTCTTTAATCGTCTTGCGAAGGTGTTTTACCAGTCCATGCTCTGCACCATCTTCGCTGGTTGGCGAATCCAGCTTTTCGTCACCAAAGTAGAATTCCTGTTCTGATTCGTCGTCATCAGTTTCAGTAGCTTCCTCTGCATCATTGCCGGAGGACTCACTGCCATCTTCTGTTTCGACTTCTTCAGCCAGTTCGACATCATCAGGAATCTGCTCTGACGCGTCGGTTTCGATTTCAACTTCTGGTGTGTTTTCTGCCATCTGGTCCATTTGTTACCCCTGTTTACTCGATGTTCAGCCCATCGGAAGGCAATAGGGTGCCAGGCCTCATAAAGACAGCCATTGCACGTTATGGGTTAATTACTGCTGTGGTTGTTGCTGAGTTGATTTTTGCAGGATGCTGCTGATGTCCATGCGCTGCGCATGGCCCTGTGCCTGACTTTTCAGGACAAGCTCTGCATCAGCACGGGCATTGTCTCCTTGCTGTTGCTGGAACTGTCCGAGCAGTTTCAGAGCCTCGCGGATATCAGATTTCTGCTGGCTATCGGCAGATGCGAGGATTTTCACAACATTTGCCGCTGCAACCTGAGCATCAGTCTGTGCCTGGAATGCTTTAACCTGAATGGCTGCCTGTTCGTTCTGCGCTTTCTGCAATTCAGCCTGACCAGCAAGAAGCTGACCTTGCGCAGCAACCATAGCCGGATCTGGCTGACTGGCCTGTTGTTGTTTCGCCTGTTCAACCATCTGCTGTTCTTCAGGCGTTCTCGGCTTGATAACGCCAGACAGAAGCAACTGATTGCGGTTGTATTCTTTAAGGTCGTCCATCCCTTCGCCGTCCATATTGTCGAGAATCATCGACGATACAAGGTCATGCTTCGGCGTTCCTGGTGGGATAAGTGCCAGCATGGAAAGTAACGACTTAACCGTTGCATCACGGCGAGTAGCGAACGACTGACCGACATCGACAGTCACTTCATAGTTACCCTGCGAAAGGTCGTTAAGCGCGATAACCTGCCCTGTCTGACGGTCAACCACTTCACCAGTCATCAGCGCCACGTCATCGCTGCCATCCTCATTAACGATGCGCATTGGCGTATCGCTGCCATAGACTTCACGAGCCATAGAAAGCCACACGACGCCAGCACGGCGCATGGATTTAGCCATGTTGTCCATGTAGATATAGGACTGCGTGTCCATCCTGTTAAAAATGCTATCAACGGTATCGGTGGCGACGTTGCTCGGCATGTTCTCAAACTGCGACGCACCTGTAATTTGCTGAATAGCCGTTCCGGTGTACTGCAATAGCCCGGCAAGAGCTGGAGGCATTTGTGTCGGAGGCGTATAACTGCTGACCTGAGCCTGCGCTGTAATATCTCCGTTTTTGTTTTTCAGACTGACCATCGGCAGGAACGCCGGGCGCTTTTTGTTTCGCTCCGCCCAATGAGTGGCGAGAGTACCAGGAATCATGTCAACATCAACTACAGGAATGCCATCACCGCCAGCCTGAGTAGCGTTATCTGCAATCATGGAAACCATCAGGTTCTCAAGACGCTGCGCATCCATCGCTTTTGCTGCGTGGCCTTCGATTCGCTCCTGATTATCAACAAATGAGCGACGCCCATATACCGGGATGAGAGGAATATGTTCGCCCGGAATACGCTTCGGTTCTTCCAGCCATTCAGCGCCAGACAGAAGACCGCAATAAACTCTGCGTTTCTTCACTGTCCGCTCACCAATCAGTTCGAATGCGCCATCGGTCAGCTCGTCGACAATATCTTTGATTTGCTCTTCATCATAGATTGCCGTTTCTCCGCTAACAGGGTTACGCCACGCCGTGAGCTTCACTTTCTCTATGCGGACTTCGTAGTAACGTCCAACATAGATGGCATCAGGCGTTGACCAGTCATATTGAGTACCAGTGTCATCACGAGAAAGGCTTGCAGCGATGGAATCAGGGTATTCAGCTTCGAACGCTTTAGGCGTCATGGAGAACATTTCCATAGCCCACATAGCATCAGAGCGGTCATATTGCTTGCTGTCCTGATCGAAGAAGACGCATGTCGCTGGGTCGTAAACAGGAAGAAGGCTTATACGGCGTTGCTCGTTACTCGGATCCATTTCATCTTCGTAATCGGCACACATGCGGAAACAACCGAATCCGCCCGTTACAGCATCATCAAATGCGTTATCACACGCTTCGCCACCGGATGTTTCCTGATAGTCAGCGCGGAATTTGCCGTTCATCTTTTCGGCTAACGCTTCCGATGCCTTATCGTCCTTCGGCCTGAATTTAACGCTGATGCGATTCTGTCGATACTCGCCAATGATGCGATCACATTCACGGGCAATCTTATTCAGTTCAAAGCGCGGATAATGCTCAAACCTGCCTTCATCAAATGAGTAACCAGCGTTTGTGCTGCCTTCCCACTGTGCGCCGGACACCCGGACGAAACGTTGAGCCTCAATAATCTGCTCACGCATATCCTGCGTTGCTGACCAGGCATTATCAAAGTTGCACAGCACCTTGCGATGCCAGTCAGTCATCTTTTTTTCTGCCATATCAACCTACACCACAAGGAATTGAGTAACTGGAATAGTCGGGTTGCGCAGCCGACTCCGGGCAATGCATACACATCATCAGCGCATCAGCCAGGTTAGGAGATGGAATACCGAGCTTCTGCTTCATTTCGACCTTAGTCATAAGCTCCAGCTTCCCGTTATTATTGAATTTGCGCTGAATCTGCGTCAGTTCTGCAAACAGCTTCTCCAGCATCTTCTCGCCTATCGCTTCTTTGTCGAAACTCAGCATGTCGTCTGGGTCTGCATACTCACCGTGAACAACCGCCCGATATGTCAGATACAGCCTGTCAGCCAGCGCGTAATAGAATTGCGCTCGCTTATTGCGGAATACATCGCCAATAGTGCGAACGTTGTCGCCCTGTACGACTTCATCAGCCCATGCTCCGGCCTGATATGGTGCATCTTCATCGAATGGCGATTCGCTGCCCTTGAACATCGTGGCGGTGATTTTCTTGCCGGAGAACGCTTCCGTTGTCTGTCTGCGTAGCCCCGCACCGACGCCATCACCATCCCACAGGTAATGGTCAGCGCCGTCTTCAATCGCCAGCGAAGTAGCCCAGTCAGCACCCTCGTTGATGTCCATCAGCAGACCTTCGGCAATGCGCTTAACTACCGAACCGTGACGCGATGCGTAACCTTTAGCATCTGGCCCTGTGTCTGATGGGTCATGCGCAGAAACAACCGCACCCTTCGCTTTCCATCCGAGTTTCTTGTGCGCATCGGTTGCGGCTTCAAGCCATTCTCGTTTGATGATTGCCATATCACTTGCGCTTACCGGCTCACCAAGCCAGATGTGACGATACAGTGTCGGATTTCTGCGTTTACACTCTTCCATCTCAAGACGGAGAACTTCAGGAAAATGTGGGTTGTCGGTGTAGTTCACCGTCAGCAGGCAAATATCATCGGGAGGATTTACAACGAATCGCTGATAGGTATCGTCGAGTATGTTCTTCGGGTTAAAGCTCACCCATATTTCAGAGAACGGCTTACGGATGGTCGGTATCAGGATATCCCATGATTCCTTCGTTACCGCTTCCGCTTCTTCCACCCAGCAGATATCAATGCCTTCGAGCGATTTAATCTTCGTCGGGTTGTTTTTGATGCCGTAGAACATGAATTCAGCATTTGTTCCGAGATGACGAATCATTGAACGCTGAATTTCAAACTCAGCCGAATACCCTTCACGCTCGATGGTATCTTCAAGCAACCGGATTACCGAATCGCTGATACTGTTTTGCAGTTCACGAGCGCAGAGAATACGCACAGGCTGCCGACGTGCCGCCTCAACAAGCAGCCTCGCAATTGCCCATGATTTACCGCTACCTCGACCGCCTTTGGCGACTTTGTAGCGATGCGCCTCAATGAACGGTTCAAAGATAGGATTAATCGAGGTCATTTTCCGAATAGAGTGCTCATCGGTGATGTTTCAATCTGGATTGCGCCGCCGTCTTTGCCTGTTAGTTCGTGATCAACCTTGTCGCGCCATTTATCCTTCTGTCGATTCTTAAGCCAGAAGATGGCAGCGGTTGTATCAGGCGGGTAATACTTCTCAAGCGGAGTTTCGACAATTCTGTTTTCAATAACACGAATATCGATGTCTGGAGCCACGAAGCCCATAGCGCGTTGATAAAGACGATCACTAACTTCTGCATCAGCGACGGCCTTACCCTTTTTTATGGACTCCGAAAACTTAGGATAATCAAGCTTCCACTTGTTAATAGTTGACTCACTGACTTCAAAGAAATCAGCAAGTTCTGCGTCTGTATAGCCCAGCAAGCACAGTTTGCGTGCCTGTTCGGCATACGCCTCTTGATACTTTGTTGGGCGCGCCATGTTTATGCTCCGGTAGTGAACAGGTCTAACGCTTCCTTCGATTTACGCACTGCTTCGAATGTGCGGATCGTGATATCCGAATTAGCGCCGCCTGACTGGAAGTGAATTTTGAATAGCTCAAGCTTCAGTTCGTCAGTGCCAATGAACTGAAATGCTTCCTCTGCGGCTGCGTTCTGGTTCATGACCAGCTTGTAAATCTCTAACTGGAATTTCTGTTCTTCAGTCATGGGAATAATCTCTGCCATTGTTGGCTCCGTTTATCCGTTAAAAGGGATATCAGTTAAGTTATCCCGTATAGGGTATAAGCCATTATCAAAGCCACTCTGTAGGGAATGGCTTTTGTAATAACTACTGTTCGCTTAGCTTCTGCTTCAGCAAGTAACCTTCGAGCATCCAGATTTTGTTTACAGCATTTTGCCGGGCAATCTTCCGACCAATTTCTGCATCAAAGTTTTCCGGGCTTGCACAGGCGCTCTCTCCGGTGACGGTGAAGCCATTCTTCAGCACCAGTACGCAGAAAGTGAGCAACTTCAATGGTGATAAATCACGATCGCCTTCTTCTGGTTTTTCCCTGCCACAATATTCGTTGCTGGAAATGGCACCATTTCGTCCATCATAAGCAGTAAAGTAATGCTCGCTTTTAATCACGTCTTCGATGTGCTGCGGGGTGATTCGCGGTGCCGTTTGGCCTTTCTCAACGATTTCTTTTTCGATTTGCTGGTCGTTCATAATTATGACCCTGTGGAGTGGTTGCTTGATTAGGATGTCTTTCCATCAGTCCGCCACCACAAAGAATCTTTTTTGCCATAAGGCAGGCGGTTCATCTTTCAGTGGCTGCCAGTGTTATTTCCCCACTTTCTGGCTTGGGTTGTTTCGCTGTACTGCCGTAACTGGTTGCCCAGAATAAATTCCGGTTTCATTATCAAGCCCACCCGTAGATAGGCTTTGTAATGGATAGCTGTTGCTCAGTTATCGTAATGCTTTGATTTTTCCGATAACGCAGTTTTGCGTTTGCCAACAGCACGCGATATCGAGAGTCAACTGCAGTTGCTCGCGCCAGTACTCAACATTTGCTTCAATAACCGGCTTATCCCATCGCCAGCGAGCCATCTCTCTTGCCCCATTGCTGGCTTTTGATTTCCGGTCATCGCGAATGCGACATGCTTGCTCATATTTCTGCTGCTCAGTCAGTTCACCGCGAAGCAGACTATCAATGTGCAGGTCGCACCACACAGCAAAACGAGCATCACACCAACGGGCAAATGCAACTGAAAGTTTTGGATGTAGCCACGTACCACCACCCCTGTCCTTTCGTGCCTTGCTGGTTTTTACATACCTCGATTGTGAGGGATGTAAAATTTGAGATTCTTTCCCGGTCAACGCTTCGTCTAAAGCACGAACGTATTCAAGCGTTTCTGCCAAACGCATCCAGTTATCAATGCGTTTCCCAAATCTCTCAGCAACACCTGTGACGTTGATCCAACCATCAGTGTTGAAACTGACAATTTCACCTTTGTAATTAAGTGGCACGATATTCATAACGTTTACCTACCATTTGAAATGAACCTTTGCCGCATAGGAAACCAGCCCACCGAGGCTCGCCAGCACTAACTGGTATCCTCAAAGGCCCATTCCAAAGGGGCAGGTTCGGTGTAAAAAAACATGCGTTGCGGTACGCATTTATTGCAAAAAGCCCCGCATCGCGAGGCTCATTAAATTGACTTTGTGATTTGCAAAAAAATTATTTCAGGCATTGCGTCCTGATGTATTCCTGCAGGTAGTTAACCTGCGCGGTTATCCTGTCGATTCCACTTCGGAGACGGTAATAATTGAGTTCAGCATCTGCTGTAAGTCTTGGGCTTTCTCCATCGCCCATGCTGCTGGCTCCGGTCGTTGACTTTGCACAGGTGGCGGCGACTTGCAGGCGCTTACGCCCAGCAGAAACATCAGCACGGAGACTTTCGATAGTCGCGTTAGCATCAGCAAGCTCCTTTGTATATCTGACATCGAGTTCTGCTACGTCACGTTGACGCTTCTGCATGTCAGCGATGATGTACGTGGCTTTATCGCGCTGTTCTTTATAGGTAATGGCGTTATCACGGTAATGATTAACAGCCCATGACAGGCAGACGATGATGCAGATAACCAGAGCGGAGATAATCGCGGTTACTCTGCTCATACCTCAATCTCTCTGACTGTTCCGCCAGCTTCTTTGAATTTTGCAATCAGGCTGTCAGCCTTATGCTCGAACTGGCCATAACCAGCCCCGGGCAACGAAGCCCAGATATTGCTGCAACGGTCGATTGCCTGACGAATATCACCGCGATCAATCATCGGCAAAGCGCCACGCTCTTTAATCTGTTGCAATGCCACAGCGTCCTGGCTTTTGGGAGAGAAGTCTTTCAGGCCAAGCTGCTTGCGGTAGGCATCCCACCAACGGGAAAGAAGCTGGTAGCGTCCGGCGGCTGTTGATTTGAGTTTTGGGTTTAGCGTGACAAGTTTGCGAGGGTGATCGGAGTAATCAGTGAATAGCTCTCCGCCAACAATGACGTCATAACCATGATTTCTGGTCTTCTGACGTCCGTTATCAGTTCCCTCTGACCACGCCAGCATATCGAGGAACGCCTTACGTTGATTATTGATTTCCACCATCTTCTACTCCGGCTTTTTTAGCAGCG